CAAGAAGTATTTGATAAAGATTTAAACAATGCGATTGGTAAAGCTAGAACACTTATGGAAAACCACGGTGTCACTGATTTACCAACGACTGCACAGCACACTCTAACGGAGATGGTGTTTCAGCTTGGCCCTACAGGCGTGTCCAAGTTCAAAAATATGTGGAAAGCCATGCGAGTTAAGGATTGGAAGAAAGCTGCTGAAGAAATGAAGGACTCGAGGTGGCATAAGCAGACAACAAAAAGATGTGAAAGTCTTGCAGAAATCGTTGCAAACACCACTGATTTAGCATAGGATAATTACATGGGTAAAATTAAAGCCGCAAAAACACTGCTAAAAAAGGCAACTGGAGTATTTCCTTTTGTAGGAGGAAAGGTTAAAGGCACTAAAAAAGCAGGTGAATTATATCAAAAAGGCAAAGGTATGATTGGAACAAAGATAAACAAATCTACAAAAACAATTAAAGGCATTAATCCAAGAACAAAATCACGTATTGGTAAAGGTGACATAAAGGTTACCGACTTATCAACTATTGTTGATGTAAAGCTACCTAAAGAACCCGCATTTTTAAGAAGAAGAATGACCATAAAGGGGAAAAAATAATGGCTCCAAAAAAAGCAAAACCAGATTACATTGATATTGACGGCGACGGTGATAAAACAGAATCTATGAAAAAAGCTGTCAAAGATAAAAAGAAAACACCTGTAAAAAGAAGTTTAGGTGGTAGAGGAAAAGCTAGAGGCATGGGCGCAGCAACTAGAGGCGGCGGCTATAATATATAATGGCTGGATTTGGAATAGCACTTCGTGGATTAGGTAAAGCTTTAAAAAGCAAAAAGGCACGAGATGCCTTTGGTCTTTTTTCTGTTGGTGCTGTAACAGGAAGTCTTTTAGGCGAAGCAACAACAAAGAAAACCAAACCTAGAAAAAAATTAAAGAAAAAATTTCCTAAACACGGCGCTAAGTAATGAGCATCTTTGGTATTGCTAAAAGAGGATTAGGTCTTTTAGGTAAAAAGAAATTATCTCCAAAACAAAAAAGAATTAAAAAAGAAAATAAAAAAGTTGCAGGTCTTGCAGCAGCAGCATTAACAGGCACAGCGGGTTATGTTGGCGCTTTGTATAAAAAAAATTTACAAGATTATCCTGAAACAGGTAAAAATTTAAAAAAATCTAAGTAATCCAACTTTTTAATTCATCACCCATCACTTGACTGGCTATGTCAACCTTGTTCTTCAAGGCAGTTAATATTTTTTCATCAACCGTTCCCTGACAAACAAAGTCAACATAGGTAACTTTATTTTTCTGTCCAATTCGATGAGCACGATCTTCACTTTGTAATCTTATCTCAAGATCATAATTGTTTGAAAAGTACACAACAGTGTGACTGGCAGTAAGAGTGATTCCATATCCACCAGTCTTAGGATTCGCAATAAGGTACGTGAGATCATGATCTTGATTCTGAAAATTCTTAACAAGTTCCAAGCGATCATCACTCGCAGTGTCGCCATAAAAAGCGTCAGCTTTTGTTTCACCATATTTTTCCTTTAGTTTTCTTGTAATGGTTTCGATGTTATGTCGATAGGTAGCCCAGATGATAACCTTACCATCAACTTCTTCTAAGACATCCAGCAATTCATCGTAACGTTTGTTAGGCACGTCGTGGATTTCACCTTGATCATTAATGGTGAACCCACAACATACCTGGTGCAACTTAACAATCTGTGAGAGCCGGTTCACAGACGTCGTTGTTTTGTCATTGAAAATAAACATTGCGTTTCTTCTCAATGATTCATAAGCTACAAGTTGTTTCTCACTCATAGGTATGAACCTTTTCATATATATTTTTTCAGGTAGATCGACACATTCATCTTTCTTGACACGAAATGCGGCAGAGTAAATCTTTTTTTCTAATTCATCTAAACGTTGATAGCCTGTAATCAAAGGAAAGTGACGACCACCAGATGTTGGACGATTGATAATCTTGGCATATCGTGCACGAAAACCATAATAGTTTGTCTGACCAAGTATTTTAGGATCAAGAAAAGCAAACTGTGTGTAGATATCTAAAGGTGATTTCGTGACAGGTGTGCCTGTAAGAATTCTTTTGTAAGCTATGTCTTTTGATAGTTTCAATAAATTTTTTGTACGTTTAGCATTGTGTGTTTTGATAACTGTGCTTTCGTCGACAATCATCATTGTTTTCTTTTTATCTTGCACACTTAAATATTTTTCTAAAAACTTTACACCCTTTGGTGATGACAAAGACTCGATGTTCATTAAAAAGATATTAAGTGGCACAATACTTTTTTGTAGTAGATCTGTTAACTTAGCTTTAGTAACAGGATCTTTAAGACTAGGGTCCCAAGTGCTAATTGCATATTTTGTTTTATCAGGTGCTACAAATTCAGTGATTTCTTTATACCAATTACGATACACGGACTTCGGTGCAAGAATTACACAGTTATCCACATCTTGATAATGATGTAAACTCATGAGGTCCATGATTGCTGTAATAGTTTTACCTGTTCCCATCTCCATCAAATAGGCGAAATTGTTGATGTTTGTATCGTGACAAGTTAGTTTTGCCTTCACTTGATGGTGAAAAGGTTCCTTCAAAAAAAAGTTAGCCATATATAAAATAATATATTGCATTTTGTTAGGATTTCAAGTATAAGATTCTTATTGAACAATTAAGTGTTTAGCTGACACTTATGGCTTGTGGCGGAACAACGTTTCTAACAGAGGCGTAACGCACAGGGGTGATAGAGTAGGGCCGACTGGCTGAGGCTATCATGAGTAGGTACGAGTACGGTAGATGAAATGTTTATCTGTGTCCAGAAAGTTGGAGGTGAAACAACTAGCCCTCCCAAGCTGTTCTACAAAGGAGGTAAAAATGGCTAACATAATAGATTTTGAAGACCTCAAACAAGATGCAGGTGATTTAAGAAATCTTCAAGATGATGATCTATCTGGATTATCAAAACTCATACAAAGACAATTAAATTTAGACTCTGAAATAGAAAATATGGAAGAGACAATGAAAGAAATGAAAAGAGAAAGAGATTTACTTTCTCAAGAAACAATTCCTACAAAAATGCAGGAACTAGGTATTAACGAAACTACAATGAAAGATGGCAGTAAAGTTACTGTCAAGGAAGGATTTCATTGTAGAATACCTAAAGCTCGAGAAGAAGAGGCACTGCAGTATTTAAAACAAGAAGGCTTGGGTGACATCATTAAGAACCAAGTATCAACAAGTTTCGGAACGGGTGAAGACAATATGGCTGGAGATTTAGCTGGATATATTGAATCAAACTTCGGCATCACCCCGGACGTGAAAAAATCAGTGCACCCCTCGACACTGAAGGCAACTTTGAAAAAGCGCCACGAAGAGGGATTAACGGACCCTGATGATCTTTTTGGGATCTTCATACGTCCAGAAACAAAAATAACCAAAGGAAAAAAATAAATGAATCAACCAAAGAAAAATGAACAAGCAGTTGCAAAAAAAGAATCTTCTGCTGTTGCTGTACCAACGATAGATTTATCGATGGTGGCACAAGATCAAGGTCAAGGTTTAGCATCCGTTGATATGGAAAGTATGGCTATACCTTTCTTGAAAATACTCAGCTCAATGTCTCCGCAGACAAAAAAACAAAAGAGTGAGTATGTAGACGGAGCAGAAGAGGGTATGATTTTCAATACTGTCACGGAAGAACTCCATGATGGTACTGAAGGTATCTCAGTTATACCTTGCTACTTTGAGCCTGTAGCGCTCGAATGGACAGATAGAGGTACTGGTTCTTCTGCCCCTGTCGTCCACCCTGTGGATACTCCTCTGTGGAATAAGACAAAGAAAGACGCAGAGGGTAAAGCTAGGCTTCCAGAGGGGACTTATTTAGAAAGAACTCACAATCATTACTGCCTCCTTACAAACAGTGAAGGACTGACTTCTCAGGTCCTTATTTCAATGAAGGTGAGTGGACTATCTAAGTCTAGAAAGTGGAACAGTCTTGTTATGTCAGCTAAGGTTAAAAATGGTGAGCAAATCATCAACCCTCCTAGTTGGTACTACTCATATACGCTAACAACCAAACCTCAGCAAAATGACAAGGGTGATTGGTATAGCTGGGATATTAAGAGAGGTGATGTCGTTTCGGCTAATCAGTACGAAGAAGGCAAACGATTTCACAATGCTGTGAAAAAAGGATCTGTTGAGGTCAACTATGAACAGGCGAACGAGAGTTCTGGAAAAGATAAACCAGATACTGACAATCCTTTTTAATAGTATGGGGGCTTCGGCCCCCTCTTACATATGGAAGCGTATCAAAAACTTAAAAGTATCTTTAATGGTCTAACCCGTGCTCACGGTGTTTTCTACAAAGGTGAAACAAAAGATAGTGGCAAAGTCGGTGGTAAAGCATTTATCATCAAGGAAGAAGTCACTGATAAGCATTGGCAAGACCATGTTGAGGGTAATGATCCTAGTCTTGGTATTATCCCCATACGTGATGATGCTACTTGCTCTTGGTCTTGTATTGATGTTGACGATTACACTATAGATGTACGCAAGACCATTGATAACTACACCAAATTAAATTTACCAATTATACCTTGCCGATCAAAGTCGGGAGGTTTTCACTTATTTATTTTTTACAAAGAACCTGTCCCTGCAAAAGATGCCATCAAAAAATTAACAGAGATAGCATCGGTGCTAGGATTTGCAGACTGTGAGATTTTTCCAAAACAAGAATCACTGAATGCGGAACGTGGAGACACAGGAAACTTTCTTAACCTACCCTATTTTGGTGGAGATATGTCTGGCAGATACGCAATGGACCAAAAAGGGGAGTCATTAACCCTCGAAGAGTTCTTTAATTTAGTTTCTCAGAAGGCTATCACACATGACGACCTTCAAAACCTATCTGTACGTGCCTTAAAACAGAAAAAAGCCACTTTTGATGGCCCTCCATGCATCGAAATACTCCAAAACATGGGTATTTTTGAAGGATCAAGGGATGATGTGGTATTTCACTACTGTGTCTATGCAAAAAAGAAGTATGGAGCAGGTGAGTGGCAAAACAAAGTATTTGAATTTAACACAAACTACTGCAAACCACCCATGAGCTATGACCAGGTCAAACAAAAAATAGATCAACATGAGAAAAAAGATTACGGCTACAAGTGTAAGGACGTGCCTATGCGATCACATTGTGACAACAGCAAATGTCGGATCAGAAAGTTTGGTATTGGTCGTGATGATATTGAAATGAACATTGCCAATCTGACAAAATT